TCAGGAAGCAGTTCGCAGCAAGTGAAACCCGCAAGCTTCCCACCGCTGCCGCTACAGGCCCGTCAGGGGACACCACCGCCGATATGCTCGCCGGGATGCTCAGTGAATCTGACAAAGCAGCGGGAGAGTATGCAGCAGAAGCTGACCGGGCAAGAGTCGCGGGGCTTGCATGTGAGCGGGCCTACGATTCCTTAGCACATTCTGCTGAGTAGTTACGGGATTATATTTTAGAAAATAGCGTCAAATTCAGAATGAAAGAATATTGAGCCTGACTTCGGTCGGGCTTTTTTGTTTCTGAAATCAGCCCAAGAGTCTCCTGGATAAATCATGAAAAAACGTTACTTCATTGGTGCAGCCGCTCTTGCTGTGCTGGTTCTTGTCGCCTGCCATGACGAGGGTGAACCTCGCATTGTTGAATCCTCCCCAGTGCAGCAACCGCAGATTGTTTATCAGCAAGCCCCGCCGCCAGCCGTGGTGCAAAACTCTGACAATGGCTTTTTTAACGGCCTGCTGATGGGGCATCTGCTTTCCGGTGGTGGTCATGGTGGCTACAGCAGTCATCACACCACGGTAGTGAACAGAACGGTGGTGGTCAGTCGCCCGTCACCGCGTCGTTATTACGGGCGGGGTGGTTATTCATCCCGCTCTTCGTTCACGACGACCCGCAGTTCTGGGCGTCGCCGTTAAGTTAGTCCCTGTAAACCTGAATGCGGAGCCTCCGCGTGATTATTCTCAACTGGCTGCAAGGCCGTAATAAAAGAAAGGAAACAGTAATGCCGGATATCAAAGATGTTGTAACAAATGACCTGGTCAAAAATGCCCTGCAGTCCTCCGCGGTGGTCACCGCAGTAAAGGCGCAGATTAAATCGGATCTGGACAGTCAGATTGACAGTGCCGTTGATACCGCGCTCACCGGCCTTCTGGGTGCGCCTGCGGGTGATGGCAGTACGACCTAAGCATTTCAGCAGGCATTCATTGAGTGCCTGCGAAAATGCCAGCATCAGCATCTACAGGATGCTTAGGGTGTTATTTCATTAATAAGCGGAGACATAACGATGGCGAAGAACTATTACGAAGACGGCAATACGATGGACTGGCATAACAGCACGGGCAAGGATGTGGTGTCAGGTCAGCCAGTCGTTGTCGGTGCCGTGGTGGGTGTGGCACATCACGACATCCCCAATGACGGTACGGGTGTGCTGGTGATGACAGGTGTGTTCGTCCTGCCAAAGGTGGACACCGAGACCTGGGCGCGGGGCGCCCGCCTCTGGCTCACTGCCGATGGCAAGCTGACGGCGCAGGATAAGGACAGTGGCAATAAGGCCAATGCACTGGCAGGCACGTCATGGATCACCACCAATGCAGGTGACCCCGAAGGACGTGTGCGCCTGGGCTTCTGAGTAGCAATTCTTGTGCAGCCTGACACATTTTCAAAAGGTACTCCCGGCGGGGTACCCCTGCCACGGGTAATCAGCGCCCCGGCCAGCGGCACATTTTTGCATTTTCAAAGGGACACCACCACCTCTGTTAACTGATTGTATTTTAATTAAAAATGAGAAATTCACCTGTCCTTTCCCTCAATGTGGTGGACATCTGACCAGTTTTTAACTTACTGAAAAATAGATAAAAATCCCGCTCTGAGCTGGGACGGGAGGTGGGATGTCGAATGTGAGCAGTATTGGCGACGTCTATCACTGGAGTATCGCCAAAATAGCGGAAGCATTCGGGCTGGATCGTAAATCAGTGAGGAGGAAGCTGCTTGAGGCCAATATGCCGGTTGCCGGTACGGTCAAAGGTAATTCTGTCTACGCCCTAAGGGATGTCGGGCCCGTGTTGTTTGGCTCCCTTTGCCCAGGTGATGTGGAGGTGGCACAGGATCCGACCCGAATGGAGCCTAAAGAGCGTAAAGACTGGTTTCAGTCAGAGAATGAGCGCATCAAACTGCAGAAATCACTGCGACAACTCATTCCCGACAGTGAGGTAATGGGGGTGTTTTCCGCCATGTCAGGGGCGATGGTGCAGGTTCTTGATACCCTGCCAGATATTCTTGAACGTGATTGTGCTCTTTCTCCTCAGGCTGTGCTGGCAGTCCAGTCCATTATCGATAACCTGCGCAATGAACTTGCCTCCCGCACATATGCAGCATGTGCTGCCGCCCTTAATCATTCAGAACCTGGAACGGAGGGGCAGGATGACATTTAAATATGCATCAGCGACCAGAATCGGTATGGATATTTCTGAGCGCTTCAGGCCGCCGAGACGAATGCCGGTGGTGGAGGCCGTAAAAAATTATATGCGCATGCCTTCAGGGTCGGTTAATTCCCTTCCGTGGGAACCGGAACTGACACCGTATATGACAGAGCCCATGAACTGCCTCACATCCCGTGAATTTGATGCGGTGGTGTTTGTCGGGCCCTCCCGTACCGGTAAAACCGAAGGGCTTGTTGATGGTTGGATTGTGTACGGCATTGTATGTGACCCGGGGGATATGTTACTGGTGCATAATTCTAGTGTATTCAGGCGCATTCACAGAACATCAATAATCACACCGAAGTTTTTATATAACAGTGGGTTACGTGAATATTTATATTAAGGAATGCTCATAATGTATCGCTGATTTTACCGCTGTGTGTATTGCAGCGTGTATTGCAAATGAGGACTTATGGCAGCAGAAAACAAGCTTAGTGACAGGATGCTAAAAAGCCTCTTGGGTAAACCTTTGGATAAGCAGGTGACGATATCGGACGGCAGAGGAATGTCGATAAGAGTTAGCTCGAAAGGGGCTATCAGTTTTGTCTATTTCTTCCGTTTGGGGGGGCGAAATACCTCACCGATCTGGATGACACTGGGGCGCTATCCTGACATGACATTAAAGGCTGCGAGAGAAAAGCGTGACCAGTGCCGCACATGGCTTTCTGAGGGAAAAGACCCACGAATTCACTCTAAAATCAGAGAGCGAAGCACATTGCTCCCTGTATCAATTAAAGACGCAATAGTTTACTGGTTTGATAATTATGCAAATGAACATCGTAAAGAACATAAAGACCTTTATCGAAGGTTTGAAAAATACGTATTCCCGCATATTGGTTATATTCCAGTATCTGAATGTCGCCTTGAGCACTGGATAGAATGCTTTGAACGAGTAAAGAAAATATCACCTGTAGTAGCGTGTAGAATATTAAGAGACTCACAACAGGCATTTAAATTTTGCCGCATAAGAAAATATGCAATGTACCACGAACTCGATGACCTTACCGCCAATGATGTGGGTAAGGAGTCAAAACCCAGAGCCAGAATGCACACCTCTGAACAATTGAAGGATATCTGGAAGAATATATTCCATGGTGGCGACGTTGAATGTAATGGCTCGTACCGTAGTCGAGTTATTGTCCTGTGCGTCGTGTTTGGATGCCGAATGAGTGAAGCTCGGCTATCTGGCTGGGATGAATGGGATATGGATAACTGGATTTGGACAGTTCCCTCCAACCACAGTAAAACAGGTGAGGAAATAATAAGGCCAATCCCTGAATTACTCAGGCACTGGGTAATTAACCTAAATGATGAAACCAAAGGTAAAGAATTTATATTAGGCAAAGAAAGTAGAGCTAATAGTGTTAGCAGTGCTGCAAAAAAATTATGTGTATTGTTCCGGCATAACACCTGGTCCATTCATGACTTTAGACGTACATTTGCAACCAGCCTCAATGATATGGGAATTGATTTTTATGTTGTTGAATCGTTATTGGGCCATAAATTACCAGGTGTATCTGGAGTCTATAATCGGAGCCAGTTTTTGCATAAAAAACTTGCCGCATTAAATATGTGGATGTGCTATTTGGAAGGTTTAATATCAGAAGCAACAAATGTGCGTTTTATTAAGAGGGCGTAAAATGACGATGATTTCAATTGTAGGTGAGGAAAGTATTCAATATAGTCCTGACGTTGACAGAATGATTAAAATAAAGGAATGCAAGCACCTGACAAGCTATTCACAGGCAGGGTTGTACCGTGCGGAGAAGGAAGGCAGATTTCCGACCCGTAAAAAAATAGGCCCTCGAGCCGTTGCCTGGCGATTATCTGAAGTTAAGGCGTGGGTTGCTGGTGAGTGGTATCCGGGCTGGAAAGAAAAAGAATAGCAGCACTGCGCAGCAGCCCGACTACGTAGCCGGGCTTGTTTTTCTAGGTGAGGGTAACTAAATCATTATCCTTACATACCTGATGTACGCCCCTGTGTGCTGGTGGCGCAGCATCATACCGTCATATCACGGGGACTAAACTAACTCTGGGTTGATGCCGATCAAAGAGTGAGCGCCTTAACATCTGGACTGAACAGAACGGTGATGTGCATTATTTGGGTGAAGCATGTTCATCGTAACTTTCAATCCAAATGGAATGTATATGGAATCAGATATAACAGAGTTACTAACTGCCGCAATAGAACTGGGTTCGGATGTGAATATTATTTATTTGGCAGGGAGTCAACCTGGTGCAGTTAGAAAAATTGCGCCAATTGCATTTTTAAATAATGGCTCAAAACTCAGGGCGAAATGTAGAGTTTCTGGAGCGGTAAAGACTTTTAATACGGATAAAATTCTACTCCCGGATGAAGCCAACAAAATAATTCATTACGGAAATATTGTTAATAAAACATATGAAAAAATATCAGATGTGAAAGACGAGTTGCTTTCTCTATATCCTTCAATAGAGGGGATGTGGGAGTTGGAATGTGATGTTGAATATTTAGGTGTTTATGAACGTTCAAAAGTAAAGGGGTTTCGTAAACGCCCTGTTCTCTATATTTGTTTTATTGAATATACGGAGTGCTATGGTTTTATCGCAGAAGAAAAGGGTTGTAATATATGGGGAGCCACAGGAGAGACAACCCTCCGCAAACATCCTTGGAGGGTTGCCTGTGCTGAGTATTGGTCACGTGCCAGGCGAGCAGAACTGGGAATGAAAGAGGGGCATTCCTACCAGTCGCTGGATAATGCAGCCGCGGATTTTTTTGAACGCTTCTCTAAGTTGTTAAGTATTGGTTATTTTGAACAGCCATAATCAATAAGCCAAATGGGCGGTAGTTGAACCGCCCATGACCTGTTAACTCTGCGCTGTATCTGGTTTCTTGTGCTGTAATTCAGCTTCAGCAACGCCAATCAGAGCGTTAATTTCATCACTGGCTTTACTGCCAATCTCCTTAACCCGCTTTAGCGCATCGAGGGCAGATACAAGGTTGCTCTCTGCTGCGCCACCAGCTTGCCGCCGGGCTATCTCGTTTCGAAAGGCGGTAATGACGAATGCTGGCATTGTTTCATCATCTCGCCTAACAGTCTCTATGGCTTCAACGACTTCATGTGGTACGCGAGTGGATATCATCTGCGATTTTGCGTTTTTCATACCAGTAGCCATTCTGCTGACACCTCCGAATTAAAGTGTTGGCATCATACATCAAAACTGTAGTCAAAAAAAGATTGACGTGTAGTCATTGCAATAGAATAATGACTACACCAAATAGTGAATGTGTAGTCAATGCGATTTGGCGGTTTGATTTGAACAGCTAATAAGACAACGCCCCGCCAGTGTAGGAGCACGGCAGGGCGTCTAACCACCACTGTTACTAGAGTTAACGAGGCAGCTATGAAAGATATTACCACACACCCGCAAGGGCGGGACTCGTACAACCAAAAATTCACCTGGTTGTTTCTTGGCACCCCAACAGGCCAGACCTGTACACCCATCGTTCTACGTACCAATGCAGCGACAGAAGAAGATGCCCGCACCAGGTTCTGCGGCTGGGAGCTGACGTTTGCCGCCAAAATTCGCTCAGAGTGTTCTATATATCAGTACGCCAATGGTTCCTTTGAACTGAGCATCTCAGGGCTGGAGGTTAATCATGCTTAACATCCTGAATATTATTGGTGGGCATGTTCAGCTTGTGCCACAAGGTAATCACTATATTGGCCTTTGCCCATTCCACTACGAGAAAAAACCATCATTCATTGTTAATCCAACAGCTCAGACTTTTAAGTGCCTGGGCTGTGGCGTAACAGGTAACGCGCAGTATTTCGCTCTGAAAATTGGAGAGGCCAAAAATGCGTAAGCCAATCAGCCTTGAGCAGTGCGAATACAAATCTGCGCTGATGTCCTCTCTGTACGAAATCATTCTCGATAAAGCCTGTGCGGAATGCTCTGACACACTGCTGAATCTCATCTCAATTGCCTGTGATTTTAATCAGGAAATTCACCAGGCATTAATCGCCGAGCTGGGCATGGGAGACACAAAATGAAACTGAGCACTTTCGATATTGTGACCCATGCAGAAAACGCACTGGCATATAGCAATCAGGCAAAGGCCGTGCTGGAAATGTGGATGGATAGCCTGGGCAGCGGTGATGATTATGAAGCTAATCGCGTGGCTGCTGTTCATAGTCTTGTACATGAGGCGCTGGCATATCTGAACAAAGCGGTAGAGGTGCAAAAGTGAAAAATGCGCCGAATGTAAAACTACTCCCTGTTGATGTGCTGGCGGAAGCAATTATTTTCGTCGGGGCGCATGCCTGGGTTCATGCGAAAGCCTGGCAGGAAGGAAATCAGGCGGGTGATGATGTTCCGCCTGTATATCTTGGCCCTAAACAACTTACTGAACTGGACGAGTTACGCATTGTCGATGATGGTCGTCGTTATGTTCGTATTTATCGTGCAGGCGAACTGACTGAGCAGCAAATCACAGCCGTAGCAATGAAGCTGGCAGTCGCTGGAGTTCAGGAAGCGCGTTTTTATTCTGAAAGCCTTGAGTTGTTGGAAGACTGGACACCGCAGCTTGCCGACCTGAAAGCTGAAGCCGAACGGGGTGAAAGTGTTGTTCTCACTCTGCCTGTGAAAAAGCGTGGAAGTGGTGCCGCTCCCGCAGAAGAATTAAAGCCGCGCATTGAAAGCCGCGATGATGGTGTTTTCTGGGTGACACCCAAAGTTGATAAAGACAGTGGAGAAATTATTAACCCGGAGGCGTGGCTTTGTTCTGCGCTCGAAATCATCGGTACGGGTACGGATGGTGCGGAACGCTTCCTGATACTGCGCTGGATAGAGCCGGGGACGGGTCGTGAAGTTACCCGCGCTATTCCTGCTGCTGATATTGGCGAACGGGACGGCTGGCGTACGCTGAAAGGTGGCGGCGTGAACGTGACGACAAAATCAACTCTACGCGCCACGCTGGCCGACTGGTTACAACGTAATGGCTCAGGGCAGGAATGGCGTATCAGCCACACATCCGGCTGGCACTATGGCGCTTACATCATGCCCGATGGCGAGGTTATCGGAGAGCCACAAATTCCGATCCTGTTCAATGGTCGCAGTGCGGCTGCTGGTGGATATGCGGTAGCCGGCACAGCGGAGAGCTGGCGAAACAGTGTGGCCCGGCTGAGTGCGGGTAATCCGTCGATGATGCTTGGTGTTTCTGCTTCACTTGCGGCACCTCTTATCGGGCTGGTGGGGGCCGATGGCTTTGGTGTTCACCTGTTTGAGCAGTCGAGCGCCGGTAAGACAACCACGGCCAATATTGCCAGTAGCCTTTGGGGTGAGCCGGATGCACTGCGCCTGACCTGGTACGGTACTGCGCTGGGTATTGCCAACGAAGCGGAAGCACATAATGACGGTCTTTTGCCACTGGATGAAATCGGCCAGGGGAGCAGTGTTAAAGACGTGGCCACATCGGCTTATACCCTGTTCAACGGTGCCGGAAAACTCCAGGGGGCCAAAGAGGGCGGCAACCGCGATTTGAAGCGCTGGCGAACGGTGGCCATCAGTACCGGGGAAATGGATATCGAGACATTCCTGTCTGCTGGTGGACTGAAAGTGAAAGCGGGTCAGCTTGTGCGACTGCTTAATGTGCCGATGGAAAAATCCACGGAATTTCATGAGCACCAGACCGGAAAACGGCATGCTGATGCTCTTCGCGATGCCTGGCGGGAAAATCACGGTGCAGCAGGCCGCGAGTGGGTCAAATATCTTGCCAGTCACCAGGTGGAAGCAGTGCAGGCGGTACGTGATGCACAGACGCGCTGGCGTGGGCTTATCCCTGCTGATTATGGCGAACAGGTACACCGTGTGGCTGAACGCTTTGCCATTCTTGAGGCGGCTCTGGTGCTGGGTATGGAGATAACCGGCTGGACAGAGCAGGCGAGCCGTGACGCTATCCAGCACAGCTTTAACGCCTGGGTAAAAGAGTTCGGTACCGGAAATAAAGAACATCAGCAGATCCTTGAACAGTGTGAGGCGTTTCTGAATGCGCACGGCCTTAGCCGCTTTGCCCCGTTGCCTTATGATCCGGCCAGTCTGCCAATACGTGATCTTGCCGGGTATCGTAAACGTAAAAGCAGCCATGACGATGCGCCGTTAGTGTTCTATACGTTCCCGGCAACATTCGAGAAAGAGATTGCACAGGGTTTTAACGCCAAACAATTTGCCCGTGTACTGGTCGGTGCCGGAATTCTCTCTGAGCCATCCAGCGGGCGCGGTTTCCAGCAGAAATCACCCCGCATCGATGGGCGGCAAATTAACGTATATGTCCTACAGCAAGTGACAGAAGAGGAGGAAGAATAAATACACGTGAAGGGATGTTTTATGTTGGTTCAGTTGGTTCAGTAGTAAGGTGTTTTTATTATATGTTTGTAATATATGGTTTTTATAACCAAAAACTGAACCAACACTGAACCAACAAATGCCACTTTTGAACCAACAAACGGGCTTTTTGAACCAACAAAGAGGACTGAACCAACACAAAAACAGCGTTGTTGGTTCAAAACGGGGTCTTGTTGGTTCAGTGATTTGAAAATAATCCTTATAAAACAATCATCTTTACAAATTGAACCAACTGAACTGACTGAACCAACATAGTTTCGCTTATATACACGCTTTTTCTGTTTCGCAAACTGAGCCGGGGAAACCCGGTTTTTTTACATCTAAATCTTATAAATCTGTTTTTATGATAGATATTGGTTTACTTACCACTTTTGATGATCAATCATCATAACCTGTTTACTTATCCAGTAGAGAACATCATGAGCGACATTAACGATTTGAACATGACTGAAATTAAAGGTGAGTCGGTACATCTGGACGCACAAACGGTCTTGCGCCTGAAGCAGTACCGCAACGACCATCTGATAGCGAACCCTGGACAGCCGTTACCGGGTGCACCACAGGTGGTTCGTCACGCTGTAAACGTATGGCTGAATGAAAACGGCTTTGCTGTTGTGGCAGGTAGCAAATGAAAAACTGGTACACCATCAAAGCCTCCATAGCTGGTGGCCCGGTAGATATCTGCATCTACGACGAAATCGGCGGATGGGGCATAACGGCGAAGCAGTTCGCGGAAGACCTGAAAGCCCTGGGCAATGTTTCAGCTATTAACCTTCACATCCACTCACCCGGTGGCGACGTCTTCGACGGCATTGCCATTTACAACCTTCTGAATAAACACCCTGCCTCTATCACGGTGCATATCGATGGTCTGGCGGCTTCTATGGCGTCGGTTATCGCGATGGTCGGTGACCGTATCGTGATGCCTGAAAATGCTCTCATGATGGTGCACAAGCCGTGGGGCATTACCGGGGGCGATGCAAACGAGATGCGCAATTACGCTGACCTGCTGGACAAGATGGAAAGCGTGTTAATTCCGGCGTATGTGCAGAAAACAGGGAAAACAGCGGAAGAAATTGCCTCGCTGCTGGCGGTGGAAACCTGGATGGATGGCACCGAGTGCCTGGCGAATGGTTTTGCTGATGAATTATTACCGGCGGTCAATGCAATGGCCCGCCTGGAATCAAAACGAATTGAGGAATTTGAGCGTATGCCCGTAAATCAAAAAAACATGATTGTCAGCCCGAAAGGCGCAACCCAAGGTGCAGGTACAGAGCGTGAAGCACAGCGCCAGCGCATCAACGGTATCAAAGATTTATTTGCCCTGTTTGGCGGCAGGTACGCACAGTTGCAGGCCGAGTGTGTGGAGGATGTGGATTGTGGACTGGAGGATGCCCGGGCAAAACTATTAGCGAAAACGGCGGAGGGCGTGACACCATCCAACAAGGCGTTCGCTCATGAACAGACTAATCATATTTACGTAGGTAACGGCAACATCACCGGCGACGGCATCCGAAATGGTCTGCATGCTCGTCTGGGGCATGAACGGGCAGAACGTGGCAACCCTTACGCCATGATGAGTTTGTTCGATATGGCGCAGGCGTCTTTGCGTGACCGTAATATCAGTGTTTCTGGTTTCGGCAATCGCTCACAGATTGTGAATGCGGCATTTACCCACAGCGGCAGTGACTTTACTAATATTCTGGCCAGTGGTGCTGAAAAATCTGTTTTGGCCGGCTGGCAGGGAAGCGGAGAAACGTTCCAGCAGTGGACGAAAAAAGGCTCCCTGTCCAACTTCCACGAAGCCAAACGCGTTGGTCTGAATGGCTTCTCTAAATTGCGTCAGGTAAGTGAAGGGGCTGAATATAAGTACATCACCACCAGCGATAATGGCGTACCTATCGCGCTGGCCACTTACGGTGAAATCTTCTCTATCACTCGCCAGGCGATTATCAACGACGACCTGAGCCAGTTGTCATCCATTCCTACCGCGATGGGTCGGGCTGCTGCACGTACAGTAGGCTAGTTGGTCTATCTGGTACTGACCAGTAACGGTAAGTTTGTAGACAGTAAAGCCCTGTTCCATGCAGATCATAAAAACCTGCTGGCTCTCGATATGAACACGGAAGGGCTGGATGCTGCACGTAAGACCATGCGCCTCCAGACCGACGCTAACGGCGACCCTATCAACGTGGTACCTGCATTTATCATCGTCCCTGCGTCACTTGAGGGGGCTGCGAATCGCGCTGTTCTTTCGTCATCATCCCTTATCCAGATTGGTACACAGGAGGTCGGTGGGCAGACGGTACCGGTCTATAACCAGAACGCCGGTATCATGAACGTGGTTAAGGATATGGCGCAGGTAGTGGTAGAGCCTCGTATGGATAAATCCAACCCGAAAGAATGGTATGTGACCGCCGCTCAGGGCATGGACACTATCGAGGTGGCCTATCTGGATGGCGAGGACGCACCGTACCTTGAGCAACAGGAAGGCTTCTCAGTAGACGGCATGGCATGGAAGGTGCGCATCGATGCGGGTGTAGCCGCACTGGACTACCGCGGCATGGTGAAGTCCAGCGGCAAGTAACAGCATAGCCCTACAGCACTGGTTGCTGTGGGCTTCATTTCATACATAAGCGGAGCTATAACGATGGCGAAGAACTATTACGAAGATGGCAATACGATGGACTGGCACAACGGCACGGGCAAGGATGTGGTATCCGGTCAACCGGTAGCTGTTGGCGCAGTGGTGGGCGTGGCAAACCATGATATCCCTTCTGATGCACATGGTGTGCTGATGATGGCGGGGGTGTTTGTATTACCAAAGGTGGACACCGAGACATGGGGGCGTGGTGCCCGCCTCTGGCTCACTGCTGATGGCAAGCTGACGGCACAGGATAAGGATGCCAACAGCAAGGCCAACGCACTGGCAGGCACATCATGGATCACCACCAATGCAGGTGACCCTGAAGGACGTGTGCGCCTGGGCTTCTGACCTCGCCAGTCCCGTCAATATGTTAAATGATAATCATTATTATCAAAAGGTACTCCCGGCGGGGTACCCCCGCCACGGGTAATCAGCACCCCGGCCAGCGGCTCATTTTCTGCATTTTATGCGTGCAGCAGCGCTGGGTTAACTTATTGATAATTAATATCACATGTTGCGTTTGCTGCAAAAGCGAGCGTGCAGTGGAGGGTAAATGGAACTGAGTAAGACACAAGTCAACGTCACTCAACTGGCGGAGCTGGTGGGTATGAATCGTAATCTTGTTGCGCGCCGGCTGCGTGAAACTGAAATGGCTGGTGGTAACGGTGAGAATCTTAAACTGTACGAACTGGGGGCTGCACTTCAGGCATTGCTTACACCATCAATGAAAGAAAATGGTGAAATGTCACCGCAGGACCGTAAAGCCTGGTTCCAGTCGGAAAACGAGCGGCTTAAGTTTGAAATTGCCTGTCGCGACCTGATACCGACTGAAGAATGCCATCAAGTGTATGGCCTGATGGTTAAGTCTGTTGTGCAGGTACTGGAAACGCTACCGGATATTCTTGAACGGGACCACAGCCTCAAGACGGCACAACTTCTCGCTGTAGAGAATACAATTAATAACCTTCGGGATGGGCTGTGCCTGGGGGTGAATAACGCACTGGCGAAGTTTAGCCCGGAGAACGTGAAGTAAGTCGCCGCACTAAATCCCCGCCATAACGCGCATGTTCAGGTGCGCGATCTTCTGTTGTTGGGTCATTTGATTAATCTGCACTGCTTAGCTTTAACTTCCTGTGTATTGCAGCGTGTATTGCAAATGAGAAAACATACTGAAGTAAATAAACTGATTAATTATTCATAACAGCCGCTTAGCTCTTGCCCTGCATATGCTGGTGGTTCAGATGACCCAGGACAAGGCGCAGGAGCATTCCAAAAAACGTCTTGCCCGTATGTTCAGGGCCAGTCCGGAAATGGCGAAGCGACTGAGTCCCAGCCGGAACGACAATAACGTCC